TGTAATATGAATTGTAATATGTATTATATGCCAATAGGTCAAGTAGGACATTCATGCCTGAACCTTCAAAGTCATAATCTGTGAAGGTTGACTGGTTCTTTAGAAATTCCTTTAGATTACTCTTGATTGAATTGAAATCTAAATCGGTAATCTGTAGAGTATTGTTTCCTGTAGCCATCTCTCTTAGCGAACCCTTTCTAGGAACATTGATATTGCTGCCGGCAAGTTTCTATTTAAAATCAGATAATACAATGTTATATTATATCCGTTGTTTTCTTCGTCTGCTTCTACTCTTATGTCCACTACGGAAATTCTTGGCTCATAATTTCTTAGAACATCGAGAATGGCATTCTGTAAGACCAACTCGGAGAATGGAGTCATGTTCTCAAATAGTTGTCTGGGAACATCTGAACCAACCTCTGAGCGGAATGGTTTCTCATAATAGTTCGAGAAGATTAAATTTCTAACTGATCTTTTAATCGCATCTTCACCAGTCTTTACTTGCACATCCTTTGTGGTAGGGTGAGCAAAGAAATCCAAATCCAAGTCTGAATAATCTGGCTGTCTGTTGATAAAAGGCTTCATAGAAATTCCTATTTTGTTTATTTAGCTTATACCCACGGCGGTTCATCCGGTTCACTGGAACGCTGAGGCTGCTCGGCTCTAGTAGCCTTATTCTGTTGAACACCCTGAGAATCATTACCATTAAGAAAGTCGAAAGCCATCTGGAGATTAAGACCACCAAATGGAATACCACCACCGCCTGCTAGATTAAGCAAGCCAGCGCCTGGATCTACGTTAACAGAAGAACCAACAACATGTGTGGTACCTGACATACCACCGACGTGTGTAGTTGAACCATCAATAGCTGCCGTGCCAGTAGCCTTAATATGTGTGTCGGCTTGTGACTTAACTTCGATATTCTGTTGAGCCTTTACTTCGACGTTTTGCTGTGCCTCTGTAGAGATAGAACCGGCGTCGGCTTTCATTTTAATACCACCAGATGTGGACTTGGTGCTGATATCTTGCTTTGCTTTGGTAGTAATACCCTTGTTAGCTGACTCGGTGGTGATTTCTTCGTCGGACTTATGTGAAGTCTTACCATTTTCATGGAGAACAGAAACTTTCTTTCCGCCTTGTTCTAGCTTCATATCATACTTGCCGTCCTTATTCTGGACATAATGGTCGCCTTTTTCATTAAACCATGACATATCACCTTCTTGAGTAACAGAACCATGAATACCACCAGAAGCACCGACGAATACCTTATCGCCTTGTGAAGCGATTGTCTGTGATCCTTTGGCTACGGAAGTAATGGCACCATGTGCAATCTTAGAATAAGAGCCTTCCAGCTTGGTGTTCTTATTCTTGGCCTGTGTGTCCATATTACCACGAATATGACGATTAAGATTTCTTGAAGTCATATTAAAATCGCCAAGAACTGTTAGATTATAGTCCTTATGACATGTCACATTATAATCACCATAGACACGGAGAGAAGCATCGCCTTTGACGGTGATGTCCTGTGCTCCTGTTATTGTCATTCTATTCTCACCAAACGTCACCTCATATTTCGAGTTATGTGCGGTTATGTGTAATGCGCCATCTGGATGCATTTGAATAGCGGTACCAGATCGATGCTGAATAGTGACGGTCTCATTACCTTTGGAGTCGTCCATAACAAAGTTATGACCTGATCTAGTCTTATATGACCAGTAATGTGGATGATTACCAGCGCCTTCTTCTGAACGTGGATCTTTTACTACGTTATATTTCTTAGGAGTCTTCTTACCAGGATTCTTATTTTTTGACTTTGGACCAGAAGAACCTTCATCTAAGGTAGATACGCTAAAGTTACCATCTCCTATACTCATTGTGCGCCTCCAGTCTGCTTATCATAATGCTGTTTATCCAGTGGATCTTGACCTTCGGTAGTTGCTGTAACAATACCCCACATCTTTTTAGACTTTTCGTCTTTATTTAATTTCTCATGCATTTGTTTGGCTTCTTTCTCGCCTTCTGGTGTAAGTCTCTTAAACATATCTTTCATAACTTCGGATGATTTTCCGAACATATTATTCATCATACTACTAATTTGGCCTATGCCACCTGAGCCTCCTCCACCAGAACCACCACCTCCGCTAGATGGAGGCGGACTTGAACCAACTCCTGGACTGTTATTAGCGTCATTGACAGTATTTGCCCATTCTTCGATGGCATTGGCTACGTTGGCGTCATAATCAATAGTAATCTCGCCATCGTAATCAACATATTGAGTGACAATACCAAATGCTGTATTGATGGTATATGTTTGCGGTTCCAGATTTTCTTGGCCAAATAAAGATGTGTCCCACTGAAGCCTCTGAAGTGCATACATTAAATCGTCAATAGTGGTGACCTGTGAGAGTAATTCAGCGGCATTTCTATAATATGTTTCTTCATGAACTACGCCACCGGTGACAAAGGTGATTCCACTGGAAGTTTCCATGCCTTGAACAAGATTGGCCATACTGTTCATAGCAAGAAACATATTTGGACTAAGAGAACTTAATACATTTTCAAAATGTGTATTGCCATTCTCTGCGATGCCTGGATTAATCGACACAGCATTGCTGCCCATCGATCCCATGCCACCAGCTCCACCTCCTGCTTTGCCTTTCATGCCCTGGAACATCTGTCCAAGAGACATAACTTGACCAACCATTTGCTGGAGCATATTAGCATTCATCATGCCGTCGTTGGTCTGTGTGGCTGTTGGTACCTGCTTCACTTCAGGCAATTTAAAGCCAGTCATGTTAAACAAAGCGCCGTGAATTGGCAGTCCTTCAAGCATAGAAAGAGAATGCTCTTCGCCTTTCTCTTTAATCTTACGAACTTTTACTCCACGTTCCTCTGTATCTTCAATATCTGGTGGCGTATTCACTGGAATTTTAGTTTGCTGCAAGTCTTTAACAGTCTGAGCGCCGAGACTTTGACCACCGCCTCCTTGACCAGCCCCGCCTTTTAGAATACCATTAGACTGACCGAGAATAATACCACCACCCTCGCCTATTCCTTTTAGAACATATACGAGCGTGCCTGGATCTAATGCGCCAGTAAATGATTGTTGAGAAAATGCTGAGACGCCTTTGGATAGTGTAGAGAACCAAACATCATCTAGAGAAACGTCGCCATCTTTATGTTCTAATGGTGAGAATAGCTTTTGATTGCCTGAATGATCTTCTGGTTGATGATCAGGATGACTACCAGTAGAGACAGCTACCTGAATACCTGATCTTGCACCGGGAAAGCCTTCATAACCAGCCATACTAAAACTCCTTAACTATTTCCAAATGTGTTAGTGATACAGTCTACGGTGGTCGTAGAGAAACCACCTAATAATACTTTATGAGTTAGAGATGATATCAGATAATCGCCTGAACCATAGACAAGACCGTCGCCGTTTTTATTTTTCCATTCAAATCTAATAATCTTACCAACATTTAAATCTGGATTCCATGGTACCACCATTCTAAAGGCAATCTTATCTTTCTCCAATAGTCCCATTCTGGCTTGTCTCTTGAGAAGATGACTTTCAACATCCGTCTCACAACCATTCTGTTGACCGGCGGTGCCCTTGTTTGTCATTGATACTTTGGCGTTACCTGATCCAATACCACAAGAACCACCTAGCATACCACCAATCTGACTGAAATCTATGTTAAGAGGATTAAATGTCATTAGACTGTTAATGTTTATGCCATTTTCATCAACACCGTTTAGAATATCAGACAACAAATCGAAATCACATGGAAATTCAAATGTGATAACACTATATGGATCACGATTATGATCTTTTCCACCTAACAGTCCTGTTTCGGTATGCGTATATGTTGCAACTGGACCAGCTTGAATCAATCTTTTTAGTGAACGGAAGTAATGTGTTCCTCTATTCTCATATGTCATGTAATGTAGAAACGACGGATCGTCACCATCTAAGGCGACGTTTGATTGTTGCGCTACAACCTGAAATGGATGAATGTTCTCTGCAATATAATCTCTTGATGGATTAGACTGGTCAGCAATCAGATTTTCAACCCTAGCGCATGAACCAAGAACATATTCAACGATATCAGTTGGCGAGGTACATTTCCATGATTTACTTACCAGCGACTTGGCATCCTCGATAAGCGATTTATCACATAGATGGAGAGTAAATTCCTCTGTCTGACCAACGTTTGTTGGCATCCACTGGCGATTGTCCAGTCTATAGACCTTTTGAGAGACGTCCAGTGTTTTAAATGTGTCAAAATATTGTGATTTTTTTCTTGAAACTAAGGTAAAATTTACCTCTCTACCTTTTAGTTTATCGAACTCATTTTTACCATATACGAAATTTTGACAAACTATGGCTGTCTGTAGTCCTGGATTCAATAGACTTTCATTAAGATGGACTTCTTTAACAGTCACATTCTCATATTCTTCTATCTGGCCAACTATCGCAACTCGGCCAGCTTGATTTAGATTAACGCCATCTGTCATATTATTATGTCAACCCTGCTAGTCTTCTGAATGAACCTATCACGAAACCTGTTTTCTCACCAAACTCGTCCATTATTTGCTGATAATATTCTGCCTTAATAACTTTGATCATTCTCTTATCGTCGTTTAGCGCCACTTCGTAGTCGTAGGCAGTAATAGCTTCACCACGAACTTCTTCACGGACTGTTTTACCATTGATATTATGTGTAGTGGCACCTTGGCGTGTTTCAAGTGAACCGCCATAGATTACTTGCTGGAATACGCCGTCCTCGTCCAAGTCAGCCAATAGTTCTGGAGCATCTGTGTCTGCAAGATATACGTCGGAGTCAGCCGTTCTAAATGTGGAAGAAGTAAATGGCACCCAGTAACTATATGGAACACCTGTATTGGTGAACATATATCTTTCTGGAGTCATCTCAAATCTTGTCACTGTCTTGACGCCAGTTAGTTCCTCGGTTCTTGTAATCACCTTTTCGTAATGGTGAATAGCGGTCTTGGCGTTCTCGATTGAACCATACTTACCGACAATGTATCTATTGAAGGATGATGTATCCAGTGGCCAATCGTATAGAGGATTATGAATATTGTTAGCATACATGATAATCCAACCAGCGCCAACATCACCATATACCTTCTCGGCTAAAATCTCTGGCGTATCGCCATCCTGGATAGAGTATACTTCATAAGAGGTAGCGGTGCTTAATACATTTTTGAGAATCTGAAGACGAAAAAAGATATTCGTTACTGTATCTAATACAGGAAACGAACCTCTGTTTATGTCGTATTTTACTTTTGGAAAGGCGTCCAAATATGGTGTGTTTAATATCGCCATTTTTACCTCTTAAATACCCAATCTTCTACTGGTAGCTGAACTGCGATGCCATACTCATCTGGATATACCTCAACAAAATGAGATGTGACATGGCTCCATAAATATCTCTTTAGACATTGCTTGGGCATCTGATCCATGTTTGTATTGTCTAAGTAATCGACCAGATTTTCCCAGTTATCAGAATCGGAATCTTTTTCCAGCTTATAGTCTTCTTTGTATTTAGAGAATACACCCAGCATGGCAGATCGCTGACCTCTTGGTAGATAATGTAAGTTTAGTCCAAGAAAGCCGTCAGAGTTCCATTGCAATATGATGGCCATGGGAAACTTATCATATTGCGGCAGAGTTGCTTTATGTTTAGGATCATATCTGAAAAAGTATAGATTGCCCACAAAAGCACTATCGGAATCTCTTGCTCTATCTTTAAATGATAATAACTTTCTTCTGGCAGTACCT